TCGCTCTTGCCTTAGCGGAAGCGTTAATGATTGTCTCAGCTGAGTCAGCCTTAGCGACCGCGATTTTACGTTGACCATCAGCCTGAGCCGCAATTGCTTGTTGTTTAGACGCTTCAGCTTGTTGGATAGCCTTTGTTTTTGCAATAATAGATTCTTGTAATGCCTCAGGAGGTGTGATGTTTGTTCTCAACTGAGATACGTCAAACCATCTAATTAATCGTTTATTACATTCAACTATGATATTAGACTCGAAGTTTTCACGGTGGTTAAAGATACTATCCACAGACCAAGTATTTGCCACGTCATTCACCGCTCCAACGATTGCGTTTTTCAACCATCCTTGTTCGACTTCTTTAATCGGTAGTCTCAAGTTTTGGAACATATCCCCAACTCTATTTGATTTCAATGAGTAGTTAAATGTAGGTCTAATAGTTGTGGTAAACCCACCTTTAGTAATTACAACTTGGTCGTCATATTCGATATGTTGTTGGAATACTGGAAACTCAAACATATTTTCGGTCCAAGAGTTATATACCACCCAACCTGTCTTGTACTCATACTTCGAAACCCCACGTTCATCACCCGTTAAATTCACTTTAATCCCTACGTTACCTTGGTCAACTCTTTCTGTTGAGAATGGTTGGACAAATGAAATGATAACCCCTAACACTGCGATGATAATCCCGTTTCGTAATTGTACGTCATCGTTATTTGTTATCCCTCTAATAATTGATATCGCTCCGATAACCAATGAAATCACTAATAAAATAATTGTAATCATAATTTTTCTTCTTCTTTTTTTGTTAATAAATTTATCACATACACCCCAATCGTTTTTATCTGAAACACAGAATAAAAAACCAAAAAGAACATACTCACTATTTGTAAAAACACCGGAAACTCTCTACTGATAACATATTCGAATATCATTGTGAGAACACTGATGTAGATAATTGTAGAGGCTAGAACCATCCAACCATTACTACTAATTCTTAAACTTTTCATTTCATAACTTACACTTTTTTTAATTGTTATTAATACTACTTATTCTATATCATAAAGTCAATCAGACTTTCTTCATCCAAAGATAATAATTTGTTTGATTACTTGTACCAGGTGTGATGTCAATAAATTTCAACCCCTGAATATCACCACTAACCAAATTGTATTGATATATCGTCCCACTCAAATATCCCCAAGGTGTTCCGTTCATTGATAAGTTAAACCCTCCACCTGTATAATATAATGAATAATTTGATGTGTATCCATTAAACTTATACGTTGTGTTAGTAATAAATTTTAACGTATCGTTGTTAGGGTTAGGATTCCCTATTCCTCCAATCCTAACCCCCGTTATAACCCAAGTTTGACCTACTAATGTGGGAATTGAATCCTGTATTGTATCATTGTTATGCGGATATGTTATTACCGGTGGTGGTTCCGATGGTTGGGGGTTTTCTTTGATACACGAAGTAACCCCCAACATTAACAATATATAAATTAGTATCTTCATATTACTTAGTAACTAATGCTTCGATTTTACTTTTCATATGGTCAGCCAAGTCGTAATCATTTGTTTTAGTTACGATGATTGATTCACATAGAAATTTGTATGGTACGTTGATTAAGAAATCAGTTCCGTTGAAGAATGTTAAATCATTTTTCAATTCCAAACATCCGTGGACCATTTTAAGAAACAATTTGTATTGTGTTCCATTTACAAAAGTCTCATTTAATAATGTCCCAAATTTCTCGTTCTCAATTCTAATGTTGTAAGTCGCAGTTGTCATATCTTTTTCGTTTCAACAAATATACTAATAAAATTCAATTAACACTCAATTATTTCAGCAAAATAAAATGAACCCCCATTATCAATATATAATTCTTTATTGAAGGTAACCTCATCCCCGTCTTTATATGTCAAACCCTCAGTAAACGGGTCCAACATTAATTCTTGATAAAATGTTCTCACAATTTCCGCACCACCACAATTGGCGTATATCTTCTTGGGGGAATGTTCTACATAGAACCCCTTATCTTCTTTAAATCTGATAGTACCTTTTAACATATTAGTAATTTGTTTTATGTTTATCCTTACGTGTATATTTTTTTCTATTGCGATAAACATTAGGTCTAGTCGCCATCAAAATTTCTGTTTGTGTTATCTCAATTGTTCTCATAATTTCTATTTTTAACAAAGTTATAAATTAAATTCAAAGGCCACGCATCATTTCACGATTAATATCTTTTTCTTTTAATGAATTTCGTTTATCGTATAAGTTTTTACCTTTAGCCAAAACGATTTCCATCTTGATTAACCCCCTCTCATTACGGAAAACTCTATAAGGTATTATTGTTAACCCATTGATTAATTCTTTCTCCAATTTTCGGAGTTCTTTCTTCTTCATTAAAATTTTACGTTCCCTACTTGGTTCGTGACTATAAGCAACGTTATTACTAGTCACGTTCATACCCTTAACATATAACTCACCACTCTTAAAATAACAATAGGTATCCACCATTGAAATCATACTATTGGATATTGCTTTAACCTCAGAACCCTGAAGTTGTAACCCAACAATAAATGTCTCAATAAAGTGATACTCAAACTTAACCTTTCGGTTTACTATGTTAACGTTACCTTTCATAAAGACAAATATAATAAAAAACCCCAATAAAGTTTAATTTATTGGGGAATTAATATTACCATAGTTAGAAAGGGGTTAATGGTATTTTGTGTAAAATATAAATAGGCCAAAGTTTTGGAAAGTTCTGGATATTTATAAATATGATAATAAAAATTAACGATAATAAGTTCAAAGTCAAAGTAATGATGACTTCAAGTCAAACTCAACAAGGGATGATGAATAAGAAGTTTGACAAAACATTTAATGGAATGTTATTCTTAATGAAAGAAGGTATTCATTGTTTTTGGATGAAAGATTGTATAACACCATTAGATATTATCTTCATTAAAGATGGTAAGATATTCAACATCCACCACAATTGTGACCCTTGTAAATCCGATGATTGTGGAAACTATTGTGGTGAAGGTGATATGATATTAGAGATTAAAGGTGGTACGTGCAAACGTTTAGACATTAAACTTGACGATACTATTATATTTTAACCTTCATTTATTTTACTTTGTAGAACTCTTACGAATTCATTTTGAATCATTTTTGTAAACTTAACTGCCGGTGAATCTTCTTCACTTTTTTGGTATCCGCCACTACTAAATGTTTTCTGACTTGGTTTACCTAAATAGTTAAGACCTGAGATATTAGTAATACATTTATGTCCACCACTATTAGCTTGAATTAAATCCCAAGCGGTAATTGAAATCTTTTCCATTATTGCTTTTTGTTTGTCACTCAATGACTTATATTGTTTTGACATTATATCCCCAATAATAGTTAATAGTTCTTTACCATTATCCATTGATTTGAATTTATCACCATATAACGCCACAAAGTCTTTGAATGTAAACCCTACAGACCCTTCACCTACTGAAGACTCTGAAACCCATTTAATTGTTGATAATGGAATTTCTCTTGATTTTAATTGTGATTCCCATTTAGCCAATACTTCATCTTTAATCTCCCCTAAGTTAACACCTTTCAATGCTCTATCTTTTTTATATGGGTTACAAGACGCTTGTACTAAACCTAACGGCCAAGCAATTACAATGAAGTCAGCTTCAGGATTATTTTTAAATGGCGTATATCTATCATATGAACCAGGTTTCATCATATTACCCCCACCATATTGGACAATAACATTCCCCATAACATTAACATTTGGGTGTTTCTTCATTGACTCAATATAACCTTCTTGATTCTTTTTTAATTGTTCAACAGGAGCATAACCTTTCTCAACCATAAGACGTTTGATATTATGTAAGATACTCAACAATGATGGTGTTGATTTCATCACTAATTCTTCTAAAAATCCTGGTTTGTTTTTAAAAGCCAATAGTAATTTGTTACAAACAAAACCCATCGCCATTTTATTTTTTTGTAATGGCTTATCTTTATCAATTTTAAATAAATAATTGATAACCTCATCCACTGAAATATCTTGTGGTGCAAAATTCGCCGAGTCGACCGTTGAAATTAACAACAAGTCATCACTTGGGAATAATTCTTTTGGCGATATTGTTTGTGACACTGTTTCAACATTTGAACGTGACGATTTAAAGTTTGTTGCGGTTTTATCATCAACACCCGCTTGAGTATCGTGGTGGTCAGTATGGATAACAAACATTGGTTTTCCGTGAGCAAAATCCACTAAAACGGGCATAACATCACCATTACCTTCTGGTTTCTTAATAGCCCATTCTTTATCCCCATATTGGATTACTTCACAATCAACGGTTTTGATACCATATTGAGCCAAATATTCTTTCATAGCAATAGCGGTTGTAACACCATCCAAATCTTGATGAAAATATATTTTAGCCTTTTGATAACGTTTAGCAATCGCATTTATATCTCGGATTCCTGATTCTTTTAATATCATTTTTTTCTTCATATCTTATTTAAATAAACCACCCAATAACATATCTATCGGGTCTATTTTTTTTGCGGTTAATGATTTAGCTGGACTAGTCTCAACACCCATCGCAACATCAGGAGCGTTAGTACCAAAATCTTTAGACCAACTTTGTTGTGCCGCTTCAGTAGTATTATATTGATTAACTCTAGAATCTAAATCACTATACTTATTAACTAAATCATCAGGGCTTGTCTTAGTATTGGCAATTCCCATCCAATCAAGTAAACCTAAATACCATTTAGTTCTTCTCATTAATGACCTTGTCGCAGCATTACCAAATAATCTTGGAGCTCCACCTACAAATTTTTTCCATATTGAAGCGTCACCTTTTGTAATGTATTTAAGATATTTATCACCACCCCCATATTCTCTGAATCCTTTGAAGGTACTTTTAAGTGATTCTTTTTCAGCAACACCTAAACCTTTACCGATTTCAGCACCTACTTTCATTTCTTTACCTGCAGTTGTGAACAATTTAATATACTCCTCAACTAAATTAACAATTTTACGTAAGAAAGGAACTTTACCTACCGCTGAACGTAACACCTCAACTAATTTAGCTCCCCAACTTGGTGATGTTTCTACCAACTTAGCAACAGGACCACCAGCAACTTTTGCAGTTTCCGCAATTTTAATTGCGTCACCACCTATCGTCGCATATTTAAAGGCTTTAACCGAATCACCACCTAATTTTAATGCACCAACCACAGGTTTTGCTATCGCATCCCCTAAGTAAGGTAACACAGATATAAATGATAATATCGCAAACAATTTATCTCCTTGTCTCCAATAACTAACACCATTAACTAAATCAACAAGACCTGTAGGGTCAAATATACCAACGATATCACCCAAAGTGTTATACCATTTAGATTCATTTATTAATTTTGATTTTTCAGGGTATGTGGCTTTATAAAACTCAAGAACAAATCTTTTATCTTCTTTACTCAATGTTTTCCATTTTTCATTAAGAAATTTGTATTGTTCTTCTTTATATATTTCTTTGACTCTCGTATTAAATACCGACTCAGTTAATATAACTTCTTTCATATTATTTTTTATTAATAAATATTATGAAAAACAAAAAAAAGGGACTTATTTAGCCCCTTCTTCAAATTCTATTACCGATTGTTTCTTTTGGTCAACAAAACCTTGGACTCGATTTCTCGCAATCTCAGCATAATTTGGCGATAATTCAATCCCAACCCATCTTCTATCTAAGGTTTCTGCAGCAACCATACTTGTCCCTGAACCTGCGAATGGGTCTAATATTATATCATTTTTATATGATAATATTTTAATGGCCTTTGTTGGAATGTCCATTGAGAAAGTCGCCTTAGTTAACGACCTAGTGTCTGCAAAATATTTCCACTGGCCAAAAACCAATTCCATAAACTCTTTTTTATCCGTCTCTTCATAGACAACTTTCTTTTTAACGCTACCATCTTCTTGTTCAATTTCAGTTGGTGTTCCCTTCCATT